AAATCTTGCTCTGAAGATATTAATGTGACTTCATTTACAGGACCCCACTCGAAACGTCCTGCAAAACCACCAATCGACGTGGCGACGGCTGGTACAATATTTGTAAGGTCTGTTTCTTTGACCTGTACTCCTGGGCTTACTAGAAATGCCATGTATGTGACTCCTTAAGAATTCTTTATAGTTTATTTATTTTTTAACAATCTACTGAGGTTGTTTTTCCACAGTCCCTCTACAGTTCTATTTATAATTGTCAATCATTAGAAATTTGGGTCAAAGTTCTGATAAACCTTGTCAAACCATTCTGGTTTTTCATCTTCATCTACATTAATTGGAGTCCATAAATCTCCTGATTGGTCCTTTTCGCCTAAATAAGTATCATTTTCAGACAACCATCCGATTGGCATATCATCTTTATCTTCTATTTTATCTTTATACATAAGTCGAGAAGCATTTAATTCAGTAAGTTCTTTCCAATGCTCACAACCTGATGCCCACCCAAACAATACTAAACACATAACTAAATCATCATTTGTGCCTGGCTCTGCTGCAAATGATGAACCTGACTCACCTTTTCGTACAAAAGTTGTGAGTTCTACGTATATATCATAGTCTTCTACAATTAGTTTATCAGCTTCTATCAATGATTTTATATTAGAACAACCACTAGTTTTAACTGAATGTGATGTAGTCACACCTAATTTTGCACTTGGACCACCACCTAATTGGTGTCCTGCTCTTCCTTTTGATGATGACCTTAATAAATTTTCATAACTTAATTCAAAATGTAAGTCATTTAATACTTGTGCACCTAAATCATTTGCCTCAACTAACACATGCGCATCATTAAAATGTTTTCCTACATTAGATATAAATTGTGGTAATACCATTGGTGATATTTCATTTGACCTAAATTTAGCTACAGCTTTATATGGAACAGTTGTAATATCAAACACTACAAATGCTGAATAATCTAATCGAATACCTCTAGCTGTATCACACACAAGAATATACTTATGACCTGGTTTTGGTTCCTCATGATAATCAACCTCTTCAAATGTTTTTACAGGTTCTACATATGACATATTTTGTAATTTTGTAGGTGATATCAAAGTATTACTAGAGCCAATAAATTGACATTCAAATTCTTGTCTAAATTGGTCTTCTGATGTGTTGGCAATTTGTTCTTCTTTCCAGTTTTCGTCTCTGCCAGGCACATCCCACCAATTAATTTCAATAGGATTAAATTGTGACCTCTTTGCCGTAGCTTCTGTCCACATTTTATAGAAATGGTTCATACCTCTTGGTGTAGATACCACTATCATTTTTGTATCTGAACCAGATGAAATTGTAGGATATACTGAACGGAAAAAATCTTCAGCATCATTTGGTGGTACGAATGCAAACTCATCTAAAAACAGTAATGAAAATGACATACCCCTTGCAGCTGAACCTGATGATGATGTTGCTATTACTTTACTGCCATTTTCTAATGATATTGACCTTTTGTTCCAAGTAATAACACCTTGTTGCAACCAATACGGTAAATTTTCGTATGATAACTGTAATCTACCTAAAATCTCTTGGGCTAATTCTCCTTTGTTAGCAAGTATACCTACAGTTTTACCTGGATTAAAAAGTAAGAACCATAAAATGTATGCTACACTTGTGGTTGACTTACCACACTGTCTAGGCAATTTAGCTATATTGAATCTGTTTTGATGAAAAGAAGATAACATATCTCTTTGAAAGTCATAAAGTGTAAATGGTATTTCACCAAAGTCTACAGACATAATTTTCATGTATGACTCAGCAAAATAAATTGGGTCTTCCATACACTTCTTATATTCTCTTAATTGTTCAGGTGTATAGTCAACATTTTGATATGCTGCTTTGATATTAGGATTACCAACATAATGAGAAGCTTTGATATCGTTCTCAAAGAGTTCTGGTTTTGTATCTCTTGTGGGTGTGTCTTTATATTTTCTACCGACTGCTAAAAATGCTAATAAGTCTTTTTTAGTTTCGAAGTAGTGGTCACCGAACTGTTTCCAGCCATCATGAAGCTTTGAGTCGTACTCCTTATCACTAACATAGTTCATAGGATTACTCTTTACCTAATAGCTCTAACAAATCTTTGGTATTTAGTTTTACATTTAGATTGTTATTCGTCACATTGCTATCTTTTGTCACACCTTTATTAATTTTCTCCACACGAATGTGATGGTCCATTAGTTGGCCTGCAATATTACCTAGCGTTTGTGCCGTATTAGATGCTACTTCAATGGCTCGCGGGTGCTCGGACTCCTGCGCGAGTTGAACAGCACTATCAAGTACATCTTGAAGTCTCTCGCTTGCAGCGTACAGGACTTCCCTGGCATACTCGTAGTCATCTTGACGATGTTGTACTAATTTGGCTACTTGACCTTTGGTATCTTTTACCTCGGTATCTAGTTCAGTTAGTTGCTTTTTTTCATCTCCATTTTTTTCCATACTCTATTTATAGTATAAGTATAATATGAATAAGGACGATTTTGTAATTGAATTACCTGGATTTGAATTTGATAAAGATAGATTGATAGACTTTATGAATTCAGATGTATTAGGTGATTGGAGAGAGCTAAACCATTTTCCTATGAAAGGGCTAAGTAATGAATTTAATCTTGGTGGTACTTTTCTTATGGAAGGTGGTGGTTATATGTTAAAAGAATTAGAGACAAAACATGTTGACCATGTACGTCATATATATGACCAAGTAAATCCAAATATATTATTGTGGGCAAAGATGGCTTTAAAACCAGCAAACTTTTTAAAATATCCACCTTATATGAAATTAGCAAAACATAAAGATAGATTAAGAACAGGTAGTATTCACTTTCCATTAGGACCAGGTGAACCTACTAATTTTTATGATGATGACTATAATTTAATATATCAACATGAACATAATGGTAATCCAGTTATTATGCACACTCACAAATATTTTCATGGTGTGGATAATAAAGATAAAGAAAGATATTGTTTTCAAATCACACTAAAACATGATTGGGAATTATTACATGAATGGAATGCGAATGGAACTCTCTATACAAGTTGAATCAGTAGACCCTACTCAAATGAACTCTATGCAAATGTTAGAGCTGTTTGAATTTTGTGCTGAAGCCTCTCAAGAAGATTTGCCACCAGCAAAAAATATGGAAGTAAAAGATTATGAAAATAAACCAGAAACTTTATTACATAAATTATGGATATCAAAAGAATATGATAGATTGTTTTTAGGTTGGCAAGGAGAAAGATTAGTTGGTATTTCAGCCTGTTATAGGTTAAATAAGAAGGTTATGATATGTGGTTGCCGTTCTTGGACAGTACCAGATATGAGAACTAAATATGTTCATGGTAATCATATATTTCCAGAACAATTTAAGTATGCCAAAAATGAAGGATGTCATGCAGCTTGGTTTACTTTTAATGATTATAATGTATGGCTATACAAATTTTTAAAAAGAATAAGTGAAGGTAAAGCTACAGCATTTGGTATGAAAAATTCAGATACATATAAAGATATGACATTTGTACCTGGTCAGATGTTAATAAAAAATACTACTCAAATGGTTGCTATAAAAAAATTATGATACCCGTATTTGCTCCATTAAAAGAACAATTAGATTTTAGTGAACACAAAATTGTGGAAGAACTATTAGCTACTCATATTGATAAACATAGTGTATTAGCTACAACTACATTTGAAGATGGACAATCTAGATGGAAAGGCGTAATGTCTTTTGAAGATGAAAAATTTGCTAAAACAAAAGACGTAATTCATTATGAAGATTCAAGTGATACACATCGGTCTATAATTAGAGGAATGGACACGTTTTGGATGACTAATCTTACTTATCATGATGACCGTTCAAAATATGAAAGTTGGGATTATCATAGAACAATACCATTGTGGGTAGAACATCAACATCCTTGGAAGTTCAGAGAAGATTTAAACATTCCTTATACTCAAGCTGTAATTCAAATGTTGCCATTTGAATATGTCACAACAGTAAGATGTATTTTACAGCAACCACCATCAATTGGTGTAATACACGCTGATTCTGGTAAGAAAATGAATCAACAATATTATGCTGATGGCAATGGTTCTATAACTTTAAATGTTTTAGCCGGTGGTGCTAATCTTTGGGTTGAAACAGATACTGGTGAAAAAATGATTGATGAATCTAAATGGAAGGTTTGGCATTTTGATGATTCAAATCCGCATTGTACCACAGAGACAAAATCAAGAAGAATACAAATAAGAGTATTTGGAAAATTGAAATCAGACTATACAGAATTGCTAGACTTAGAACACGCCTTATTATAAGTGATTGATTTCTTATAATAAAAAAGTGAAAAAAAACCTTTACAATGACCTTGTTTTATGATAAGATAACATCATAAATTAAACAGGAGCAAACTATATGTCTAACACTATCACTTCAGAATTCGCTTTTCACAACACACACCCAAAAGATTTATTCCCCATATTTGACAATTTCAATATAGTATTTTTTAAATTTTTGGATATTTCGGACCAAGGGGCTTTAGTTTTTCAACTAACTTTTTCATCCAAAATTGACTTTCAAAACTTCAATAATTTCCTCAAAGGGGACAATTCAAATTATTAAACCGGTTTAGCCTTTGGCGAAAACGCTTTAGGATATACAGCAACTCTTGAATTTTTAATTCCAGCACTATTTCTGTTATTTCTAAAACCTGCTACATAAGTAGGTTCATATTCACCACCAGGAATTTGTGGATTAATAATTTTATGATTTGAAACTATTTCGTATGTATCACCTTTTTTCTTTAAAGTCATTGGACCTTGATGAAATTCATCTACATTATATGGTGAAGGTTTTTTACCTGCTTCTGGTCCATACACAGTATTCTTTTTTACAGTTGGGTCTTTTACGGTTCTTTTAAATGCATCTCCACTTCGTAATCCATCAGGTCTTTCATCTTTTACAGCATCTATAAAGTCTTGAGCTTTTTTATTTTTCTTTAATTTTGGGTCTTTTGAAATTCCACCATACTGCATAAAATTTTTTGGTCCAGTTCCGTCTTTATGTGATATAAATCCAACTTGAGTTCTACCGTCTACACCTAAAAGACAAAAGTCTGACTTAGGCACTTTATCACCACGATAAGGTGGTTGTGAAATAATGTCTGATGCTTTTACTATTCTTTTACCAACTTTAATATTTAGATAAGGTGTTCCATCTTTATCCATAGCAGCATGAAACAAATTATGAAATGCAGTTAAAGCCATATTTTCTTTTGCAGTAGATTTGCCCTTGGGAACGCCACCTAAGTCTGGAGATTTGTAAAAGTCTTTCTCTTTACCCATATACATAGGTTCACCTTTGTAAAAGAATTTCACCGCACCTTGGTTTCTGATAGGTTGTTCTAGAGTTTGTTGCATAGATTGTACACCATGCTCTACACCATTTACTTCTATTTTTTTATCTAAAACAATTAGACCTTTTGTAGTTAAAAACTCTTTTCCATCTTTAATTTTTTGAATAATAATAGGTAAACGACCTTTTCTCTTAGAATCAGCTAAGTCTAACCAAGTAAATTCTGGTTTAGAAGCTTCATCTAAAAATTCATTAAATTTTTTGTGTATTTTTGTTTTCATTTTTCCTCAATAACATTATAAATGGTTTTACTGGGTCTACCTCCCACCATTTTTCTCCAGGAAATGCATTACCTGGTCTATGGTGATGGTTGTTATGCCAATTTTCTCCTAATGCTATTGGTAGCATCCAAGGTGTATTTTTGCTATCTTCTCCAGTATCATAAGTTCTATATCCACTCATATGATTCCAATAATTACTCATATTAGTACTAAATACACTCATGAATCCTGGCACAACACCTAAGAATAATAATGCATTAAGTCCGCCAAAAGCGAAAAGCAAAGCATAGTAAGACAGAATAATAAGATGATACCAATCGTGAAAAACAACCTGCACTTTATCTCTAATCATATGACGACCATACATTAAAGCTGCACTTGGTTTGTCTCTAAACAATTTATCATCATAGAACGAAAACAAGATTTTAAATCCATGTTCGTGAGGACTATGTGGATCATAGCCTTTATCTGTATAATGGTGGTGCTGTCTATGCATCATCACCCACGCTAATGGCGAACCGGTATTTGCGAGTATGCCAAGTAAGGAAAAAGCATACTCGACTATCTTATAAGTCTTAA